ATGGGTTCGAGTACGACAGCGAGGGCGTGCCGAAATACTGTTTTGTGCTCAAGGTCCATCCTGGTGAAACATTATCACTTGCAAAAAAACGGGATGATTACGAACAAGTACCGATGTTTTTTGATAACGGCATGAGGAAAGTTTTTTATTTGTTTGACCCTGTCCGCCCGGAACAGACTCGAGGATTTTCACCCTGGGCACCCGGCCTGAAAGATTTGCAGGATCTCGACAGATACATGGAGGCTGAAAAGTTTGCAGCATTGATGGCGGCGTGCTCCGTGGCAGTTCACAAGCGCCCGAACCCCAAACAATGGACGAGTTCACTTGATTCCGATTCATCCGGCAATAAAATATTTGATTTTGCACCAGGCGCCGTTCACCAGATAGCCGATGACGAGGAAATAGATTTCAACGATCCTAAACGCCCGAACTCAGCTTTTGGCGAATTTATAAAACAGCTTTCTAGAGGCCCTGCAAACGCACTCGACATCCCGCCCGAGGTTTTTTCGCAGGACTGGGCCGGGATGAATTATTCCAATGCCAGAACGGTTTTGTTGCAGTTTTATTTAACATGTTCATTGCGGCAGATTTATTTGATTCGGCATTTGGCAGAACCTGTCTACGAGAATGTTTTTTCATGGCTGACGATCAAGGGCATGATGCCTGCCGCGGTCGGGTTCGACAGGCGCAAACTCGATTATCTTGCACACACATGGATACCTAACGGCTGGCAATGGGTTGACCCGCTCAAGGAGTCAAAGGCAGCCGAAAACGATATCCTTAATAACATTTCGTCGCCATATGTTGTCAACGCCTCAAAGGGCCAGGACGCAGACGAAATACTCGAACAGAATGCACGATTCCTAAAAAAAATGAAGGATCTTGAAGCAGAATACGGCATTGAGTTTCTAAAAACATCTGAAACGAACGCATCAAATCCGGCACAAGAGGAGGAATAAATATGGGTGAATTATTTTATAGATCAGCGGCATTGAAACGGGAGCTTGTAGATCCTGATAAACGGTCTGCTCCGGTTGTTTTCTCCAGTGAAACGCCGGTTATGCGGCGCTGGTTCGGCGCTGAAATTCTTTTACACGGCAGGAAAAATGTCGATTTGTCACGATTGAAAGCGGTTGGTGCCGCTCTCATGAATCATGACCCGCGTGTAATTGTCGGGCCGTTATCCAAGATAAAGCTGGATACAGAGGCCAGAGAGGCCCGTGCTATTGTCGAGTTTGACGATGACGAAGACGGTAACAAGGCATTAAATAAAGTAAAATCAGGCAGTTTGCGGGGCGTGTCGGTCGGCTACGAGGTTTTAAAATATCGCGAGATCGCGGACGGTGAAGAATGGACAGACGAGGATTCGGGCCAGACCTTCAACGGCCCCGCATACATTGCAACAAAATGGCAGCCGGTTGAAATATCGCTTACGCCTATTCCGGCAGATCCCACGTCACAAATAGGCCGTGAGGCTACCCGGTCGCTGGACGGGATCGAAATCGAACGAACAACCAAGAAAGAGGAGGGGAACAAAATGGAAGAGAAAGATGTAAGAAAAATTGTTGACGATGCAATAGGTAAGCTGGATATTCCGAAGGCTGAGGATATTGCAGCGGCAGTCAGGGAGCAAATGCAGGAGGAAAACAGGCCGCACATGAAGGTAACGCAGGAAGAATTACAAGACCTGCTCGGCAGGGCCGGCGCAATCTCGATCGATTTCAAAAGCCGCATGGTTGACATGGCGCTCGAAGGAAAACCGCTTGTGGAGCTTGAACGGGCCATCAGTGACGAGGTCATGAAAAACACCGATGCAGAAGACAACCCCGGGAATGACCCGCAGCACGAAAGGGAAGACACCTTCGAAAAGGTTGATGACGATGAGTTCGCAACCAGCATCAGAAGCCTGTCTGACGCAACGATAATTTAACTTTTAAAAATGGAGGGTACAGAAAATGGCAAGTAATAAATATCCTTGGAGTCATTCAATACTTGACCCCACCAAACCGTTTATTTTCCCCGGCAAGGTTCAGGCCGGGAGTTCTCAGGCGATCAAGTGCGGCGAATTATGCGCATACAACGAAACGTCCGGTTATTTTGTACCGGTCGATGCCGTTGCGGACTATGTTTACAGCCTGGCAATCGCAGCCGAGGAGCAGAAATCCGACGATTCAGCGCGCTACATGGATTTCATTGCACCCCGTGAGGGCGATGTTTTCGAATTTACATTATCCGCCGCCGCTTCAATCGAGCTTGGCGATGCTGTAATACTGGTGGCTTCACAGTCACAGCAACTTGCACGCGATGTTGACGGGTTTATTGTCGGCACTTCGGCGGGCATGGACAACTATCCGCAGGAAGGAACGACATTACGGAGCAAAAGCACCGTTCAGGCGATGATCCACCCGGCATTCTCGTACTTTTATAAGAATATCCTACAAAGGGATGTTGTAAAAGTCATGCACAAAACCGCAGCTTACACGCTCAAGCTGGAAGACAACAACGCAACAATTACCAATTTTGGCGCGACAGGAAGCGTTACTCTGACTGCACCGTCTGGAGTTGTGCCGGTAGGGTTCAATTTCAAGCAGGTTGTGGCAGCAGCGCAGGCGTTTGTTTTTGACCCGAAACCCGATACGGCATCTTGTATCGTCCAAGGAGCGGTTCAGGCCGCCGGGAAGTATGTTTCCATGACCGATGAGGGCGATTTTATTCACTGGGTATGGGATGGAACAAACTGGATTGCCGAGGCTTCCATTTCCGGCGCTGACGCCGACATCACAATCGAGTCTTAATTTTAAATCGAAAGGAGATTGAAAAATGAAAAAATTATCACCCAGTCAGATTCATTACGGCCACGGGGCACGTGCAGGAATGGACGTCCCGAGTCTGAACGCGTCTGCCAAAAAAAAGCCTGAAGCGTTCATGCGGAAAATGGACGGGCTTATTCAGGAAGGTAAATTCACTTTGAACGATTTTGCCGGCAACATCAAAAGATGGTGGGACGCAACTGCCGATGTGGTTGTGCCTGTTCAGATGCCCGATGCAGTCGGAACCATGCGCGCAATTACAACTAGTGCGTTTCCGATCATAACCGGTACCTTGGCCATCAAAGCCTTTAATGACAAGTATGATCTCATTCCGACAATCGGTCAAGACCTTGTGACCGATTTTGACGATGCCAAAAAAGTCACCACTATTGCGGCGATCCACAGCCTCGGTAAAGACAAAGACGAGGTCAAAGAAACCGAGGACTTCCCGGAAATCGGTGCAACCGAAGAGAAAGTCGAGATTCGGCACAAGAAAAACGGCCGGAAAATTACGATCTCGGCTGAAATGATCCGTGAAGTTGATACGGTCAACATCATTGAAAAACTCAACGCGCTCCCCGAGTGGGCAGCCAATTGGGTTGAGGATCTGACTTTGTACCGTGTTACCGATCATTACGGTTGCGCAAGTTCTCCGGCGGCTCCGTATGTGTACCGCCCGGACGGCACCGGCACCACGCTGTACAGCGCGACTGCCAACACCCCCGGAACTAGGGCACCCTCCGGCACCAGGATCGAAAGCAACGCTCTTGCAGATGAGACCGACCTTGAAAAAGCAAGAATCCGGCTCAATGCCATGTTGAACGCTTCCAGCCGGCGGATCAATATTCCGATCTCACAGCGGGCCATTTTGGTTCCCGATGCGGTTTATCCGACCTTGCTGAAGATTCTGAACTCCGAGTATGTACCCGGCGTTGAGAACGAATTGTCGAACTGGGGACCAAGAGGTCGATTCAACATCAAGCAGGTTATTTCCAGCCCCAGGCTCGATGATCTTTCCACCTCTGCTTGGTACTACGGCGATTTTAAAAAGCAGTTCATGCGAAAGTGGAAAATGAGAATGGAATATGTCACGCTCGGTCAGGACACGCAGGCATATCTTAACGCTCAGATTGCGTTCCAGGCACGGATTGCACTCGATGTCGAGGTCGGCGCTCGTGATTATGTGTTTGTTGTGCAGAATCTTTCCGGCACGACTGCACCTTATGACGAATAAAATATATGGCCCGCGTAAAACCGGGCTATTTTAAACAGGAGATTAACATGAAACTTTTCAATAAAATATTTGTTTTCATGCTCGCGGCAGTGTTTCTTTGCAGCGCTGCATGGGCCGGAACGATCTCGCAGAAGAAATATGGCATTGCGGTACCGTTCATCAAGCAGATGACCGAAGGCGAAGACAACTCTCAGTCAGCGTATAAGCTAAGTCCTCCGACCTTATCATCCGACGACACCATTGCCGGGCTTGCGGCTTCTCAAACGCTCACGAATAAAACGATTGACGCGGCCAGCAACACGATAAAAACCTATTTCACAATCGCATTAAGTGTCAACGGCCAGGAAACAGCAACTTTGGACCCGGCGGCAACATTTCAGATGCCGTTTGCGGCAACATTAACCGAGATTTCGGTATGCGCCCGGGACATTGACACTGTCGACGGCAACGAAACTTATACGGTTGATCTTGAGGAAGCAGGCACTACTGTATTGTCAAGTGCTATTTCGATTACGGCTGATAATACGCCGGTTGTGGGTACGATTTCGGATTCAGCGGTTGCCGACAATGCAAAGATGGAAGTTGTTTTAACACTCGACGGGACAAGTCCGGCCATTGACGATCTGACAGTTTTATTGACATTCAAGACGGCGGGTTAAAATGACGCTCAAAACTCAAATGGCATCTGACATGTCTATTTTTTTCAACGCCGATGAATTCGCCGAAACCATTTCGTACACGGCATCAGGCGAATCGGCAACAGACATTTCGGCCGTTGTTGATCGATCAGGTGAGTTGCTTGAGGCGTATGTCAGGGGGGAGCGCACGGCCATGATAACGATTACCGTTAAAAAAGCCGATGTTTCAAACTTGGCATACGGTGATATTTTCACGATTGATTCAGAAGAATGGAATTTTGACCCGGAGCGCGGTGTCATTTATGAAGATGACGACACGGTACAAATTGCGCTCGAAAGGGATATGCCATGAAATTTACAGGCAAAAACGGAGTTCTGAGAATATTTGACGGCTCGAAAATCTTACACGGGGCCGCCCCACGGGATGACGCTACCATTGACGTTGTGAAATTTAACGGGGTAGATACATGGGCAAACATTACAGCCGATGTTGAAGCGGACGACGCTCTCGCCGCCACCGCCTTTTTAGCAGATAATGATGATGTGGTTTATATAGGCTCAACAAAACCATTTGCGATTGTTAAATATTTGCGGGGTGATGGGACAAATTACGGAGCAGGCACGGGAGCGTTGAAAGCATTTTATTTTGACGGCACAGACTTTTCAACGGCACTTGGTGGGATTGCGGACGGCACAGCGTCAGGAGGCGATTGTTTCGCTCAGGACGGAAATATTTCGTTCAAGGCACCTTCCGCGTGGATAACAGGAGCAAATGCCTACAACGCTAATCTGGATTCAGACAAGTATTATATCGCACTTCAAACGACAACATCAGCGACGACAACTCCAGACGCAGACGTTTTATGCCCGGTTGACGGACAGTATTTTGAGGTGTCATTTTCGGCCATGGATTTTTCCGGTCCGTTAGGCAGGCCCAAGACCGAGGAGCAGCTTGTTTTAGATCGTGGAAACATGAACAGCAAGGCGCATTATATAGAGGGCATGGATCATGCCATTTATGAGTCCATTGCTATATCGTTTTCGGCTCTGCTTGATGACGTTCACAATCGGGAGCGCTTACAGGATGCCCTTATATGCGGAAATCCTAACGACGGCGCACGATGGACAAGCACAGGCACGACAACCAAGGGCCAGACGAAAAATGACGGCTCAAATTATAACCCTGCGTTTGCTGATAGCTCCAAAAAGACCGTAAATATTCAATGGCTTATGGAGTCAACATCCGGGCTCGATCAGGGCATGGCGTTTTACGAAACCTATTTTCCGCCTGATGAGATCACGATCTCCGAAGCGGAGGACGGTGTAACATTGTCGGCGGCCGGCGGCTGTTTTGGGGTTGTTGAAAGAACGCATCATTTATGTAACAGATATTAAGGAGTAAGATATGTCTAAATACACAGCAAAAGAAGCAAAAATAAGATTGTATGACGGGACGGCTACACCGTTTTATCTCGAGTTGATTCTTGATTCAGATTTTTCAGGGCCTCTCGGGGCGCCGAAAACAGAGGAAAATCTTGTTCTGAATCGTGGCAACATGGATTCAAACGCTCATTATGTTGAGGGGCCTGATGACCCGATGATGGAGCCGGTTGACGTTACGTATACCGTGCTGGCTCAGGATACGGCGTTTTTCGGGTATCTGCTTGATTGGCTTGAGGGCAACACGGTCAACACTAATACGATCGTCACAACCAAAGAAGATACTCAGAGAGACGGAAGCAATAATAACCCTGCATTTGCCGATTCGGGGAAAAAATGCTGTAATGTTGAATACAAGCTTGACGGCAGTGTTGATGTTGTCTGGCATTATAACGAGGTCTGGTTTGATCTTTCGCAGATTACATTCTCAGAGGCCGAGGACGGTGTTTCAGTCTCCATGACTGGCAAATGTTACGGAACGATTGTGCGCGATGCAGCATTCACCGCAGGAACCGATGTGACAGCATAACAGGGGGGATTAATGGATAACAAAGAGATCGAAATCATAACCGAATTGGTTGAAGGTGACAATGTGTTTGAAAGCCACGGTTACGCTGTGGTCAAGATAACACGGGGCGGCAAATCAAAAAAAATTAGATTGCCTATCAAGTCACACGGAGTTGCAGAATTTCAGGAAAAACTTGCAGCCAAGGCGCCCAAACCGCCCACAACCTTTGAATTGATCCGCAAGGGCTCACCAGAGGGTAAAGAACTCGGGTTAAAGCACCACCAGAAAGCGATTGTGTTTGACCTGACCGACGAAGCCTATATTGACGCCATGGATAAACACAACCAGGATTTTCAATGGCGGGTGGCTGTGTTTGCCCTTGATCTCTCCTGGAAAAAGAAGGACGGCACGATAGCTGAAACCTATGAAGAAAAGAAAAAGATGCTTCAGGATGCCGGGCTGACCGGGTTCCAGTTGATAGATATTCTCAAAGCTGTCAACGAATTGACGCAGTTTGCGGAGGAACAGGAGGATTTTTTATCCGACAACTGATAGGGTTAACAGATGAAATCCTATCAGCGATTGAGGCCAGGGGGGAAAAAAGCAGTATGGCAACAACGCGACTTTACAACGAAGTCGCAACCATGAAAGAATTCAACATCACCCCGGCCGAATGGGCAGCTCTTCCACGAACCCGCAAGAAAGTTTTGAAATATCACCGAGTCATGCAGCATCATTACGAAGCAACGTACCAGGAAGAAATTGCAGCCGAACGAAAAAAGAAACAGGCCGAAGCCGAACGTGAACGCAGGATAAAAAACAAGATGCCAACTTTGAGGCGATAATGGGATTAAGAGATTACCTAAAATTTAAGATCGGTGCAGACAGCTCAAAGTACGAACGGGCCATGGGACGCGTCAAGCGGTCAACTGCCGGAGCCACAAAAGCCATCTCAACCGGGTTCAAAGTCGGTGGGGTTGCGGCAGCAGCGGCTGGTGCGGCATTTGCCCTTGCAGCAAAAGAAGTCCTGAATTTCGGTGATCAGATACACAAGGCAAATCTCAGGCTTGGTGTCAGCACAGAGGCATTGTCTGAATTAAAATACGCAGCTGATTTGTCCGGTGTCTCGTTTCAGAATTTGCAAAACGGTATGCGATACATGGAGCGGCAGCTTTCCGAATTTGCAGCAACCGGGAAGGGCACGGCGGCCGATGCTTTAGAGGCAATGGGAATCGGCTTTGAAGATCTCCGGGGGCTTGCACCTGAAAAACAATTTGAGTTAATTGCAGAGGGCCTTTATCACGTTGCAGACGCAAATGACAAAGCTGCATATGCTGCTGATATATTCGGCGCCCGTGGTGTTGAATTGGTACAGATGGCTTCACAGGGTGCAGAGGGGCTAAAGAAAATGCGGGAGGAGGCGGCTGAGCTTGGCTTGACGCTTTCGCAAAAAGGCGCAAACAATATTGCTGCATTTAACGATGCTATGTCACGTTTTAAAAGCAGGATTATTGCAAGCGCTCAATCATTTGTCACAAAATTAAGCCCTGCTTTAACCGATCTGTTTGATACTCTTGGCCCGCCGATGCAGGAGGCGCTAAATACTATTGTCGGTAACTTTGGCAAATGGGTTGATCATAATCGTGACTTGATTAAAACAAAAGTACCCGAATATATCGACAAAATAAGAGTTTCTTTATCAAACATTGTCGATGTTTACAACTCCGTTCCTTTTGATGTTGTTAAAATAGGCGGCTACGGCCTTATCGGTCGGATTTTGTTCGGCGGTGCGAAGGGTGGCCTTGCCGGCATAGCTTTTGCAGCAGGGCTTGAAATAGGCAAGCCGATCAACGATTTAATTTATCAGGTTGACACTCTCCCGGAACATTACGCAAAAGTTAAAAAGGATATTTTACAGAAAATAGACTTTGCCGAAACACTGAAAAAGGGCGCCGGTGTTTGGACGGCTGAAATGGAAGCCGGACTACAGACTCAGTATGATCGGCTGGAAACGATTAACCGGTCTATTAATTTACTTGCTGAAGAATCAGCGGCAAAAGCTGCCAGTGCAAAAATAGAATTGCCATCTCCTGAATTACAGACCGAAACGATGCCGGGAGTAGATGACGAAGCAGCAACGCAGGAAAAATACACTAATCAACTTGAATGGTTTAATCAATATCTCGATAATAAAAATACGGCGCTTACTGAAGCAGAGCAACTGGCAATCGAAATAGAAAAAGCCGGATGGGACCAACGGATACAACAGGAGGAAGCAGCGCGGGCCAAGATGGCTATGGCCGATCAGCAGCTTCTTGGATGGCGGCAGAAAACAGCGCAATCACAATTACAGATAGCCTACGGATTAGGCCGGTCACTTTTGGCTTTTGCCGGTGCGAATTCAAAACAAATTTTTGCAATTACAAAGGCGGTCGATGTTGGGATAGCGGTGATGTCGGCTTTTAAGGCATATGCGGTTGCTCTTGCAAACACCCCAGGCCCGCCATGGACAATACCGGTTGCAGAAGCGGCAAGAACAGCCGGGTTATGGGCTGCTGGAGGTATAGCCGCCACCGCCGTCGGTCAAGTTGCAATGTCGTCAGGATCAGCAGGAGGGGCGGCAGTAGCCACAACGCCGGCATACGATACCTCAGTACCGGCTATCAGCGGCGGGGAAGAAGACACAACGGGAACGCCTCAGTTAACCATAATATTCGAGGGAGATGTCCGCATCGAAGACGAAGCCTACATAGAGGAACTCGCCGAAAAGATCAGCGATGCAGTACAGGACAGAGAAGTAAGACTTTACGCCTCTAACGCTCAATTTGCGGACGCACTGACATGACAATACGGATAACATACGACTCAATTAATTTAGATGTTTTGATAGGCCCAAAGGGTCTCCGGGTTGATTTCAAGCAGGAACGCTCACAAAACCGATCCGGCTCCGGCAAAATCGAACAGATCAATCAATACGGCATACAGGAAATAACGCTCGATGTCTACTTAACTGAATCAGCATATTATGACGCAATTGCCTTTTGGAGCTGGGCCAGGCAAGGCAAGCCATTTTCTCTCGCCATGGATTCAGCTAAAACCTTCAGTTCAACTCTCGATGATGCGGCCGCCGCCGATCAAAAAGTTATTCCTTTAACGGCAACAGAAGGGCTTACGGTAGGCGATATTTGCGTGATCGAAACAGATGCGGACAATCAGTTTGAAATTGTCGAAATTGCATCCATATCAGCGGGCGTGTCGGTTACAATAGTTGACAATCTAAAGCAGGCATATGCATTAGGGGATAAATTAAGGCATTTTGAATATTATCCTGATTTGGTAAGTTTGGACAAGAATTTTAATCCGCCGAAATTGGGAAAATATTATCGGCACACATTCAAATTTGCGGAGATTAAGGGTGGTTTTGTTGGACTTTTGGACACAGGGGAAGGATTTTTGAAATTATGAATAAAAATATGGAAGAACTCGATTCATTATTAACGATTGTTCCGAGCGAAGATTTGTTATTGATCCGGGATGCAAGTGCAGATACGACGAATAAAATCATAGTCAATGATATTTTAGGCGCAGTTAATGTCAGCGCCTGGGGTGGGCTTGAGGCGGCGGTGACGGCTATTGGCGCCACTAAAATGGGTGTTTGCATCACCAGTACTCAGACATTGACTGGCGATTTGACCATCCCCTCAACGCTTGCACTTGAAATCAAGCAAGGCGGTAGCATAGACCTAAACGGCTACACCCTAACCATCAACGGCCCTTTTAAAGCTGGGCTTTATCAGGTGTTTAGTGGAGATGGGAGTGTTTTAATAGAAGGAGAAGTCTTTATAGATTGGTGGGGTTTTTCTGATTCTGCTTCAGGAGCTACTAATACTGCAGCTTTTAATAAGGCTGTAGCATCTAACAGAACTGTTGTAATAAATAGTGGGACTTATTCTGTATCTCCTCTTACGATAACAAATAAAGCAAAGTTTCAAATCATAGGACATGGGAATGTTATCTTGCAATGCAGCACCGGAGAAGCATGTTTAACTTTAGGAGATGCTGAACATGCTACACGTGTATGTAAGATGGTTATGGAGAATATAACTTTTTCGGGGTCGGGTGCTCTCACTTATGGCATCCAGCTTTTATTTGCTACCGATATTGCAATGTATAATGTAAGAATTTTAGATACTGTAAACATTGATACAGGGATGTATGTGGATTATTCGTGGAATAATAATTTTTATAACACTCAAATCGAATGTAAAAATGCTTTAAAATCGGGGAGTAATAACCCTAATAATAATAATTTTTATGGGGGGAGATTACGGGGAGCTGACAATACAACAGATACCGGAATAACGTTTCTGGGGGCAGCTAATTTCTTTTCAGGTTTAGATATATCTCATTTCAAGTATGGAGTAATATTGATGGGCAATGCTCAAAATAATTATCTTAATAATTATTTTGAGGGTAATGGAACTAACGACTTTAATTTTAGTGAACGTGCTGGGAATGCTGAAGGTAGTAATATTATAGGTAATCTTTTTAGGGGGCCGGGTGGTACGACTTCTATCGATTCAACTAGTGGAGCTGCCCAATATAAAGTAAATATTATAGGGAATCAGTTTGAAGGTTATGATGTCGGCATTAATCTAACATCTACTGCCAATAGGTGGGTTGTATTTAATAATTACTTTATTGATGTTAATACTAATATTGTCAACAATGGTAGTAATTGTATGGTTTATGATTCCGATACCTTCACTATTGACGATGTTACCATTAACATCAACAAAACACGTTCTTATCGTTTAAACCCTGGTTCAGTATCTGGAACTGTGACAATAGATTCTATAGCAAATATTTGTGCTACAAAACCTGCGACAATTGAAGTTATGGGAATTGGTAGAAACGCTGCAGATGTTTCATATAGTTTCAAGATATACGCTATTGTTGATGATAATGGTGCATTAGAAACATCAGGGGAAATTTGGGATACTGCTGGAATCACTGATATTCAAATAGTTGATGGAGACTTACAAGTTACAACATTAATTGGTTCAAATTGGAATTTTTGTGTTAAGGCTACAATTTGGTATGATTAGTAATAGACTCTTAATTAACCAAAATATTCTCAACTTACTCAATAAAGGCTTATAAATGGAGTGTAAAATGACAACTGAAATTGAACTGGCAAGAACTCATGAAAGCAATGCAAAACTTCTGATAGGCGGTATGGAGAATAAGTAATGTTATCGACCAATACAAATTTTGATAACAAGCACGATCTTAATTACAAGACGCCGATGTACCTTGTCCATTTCGATGGCGAAACAACGGATTATTGTAATCATAAACCCGTGTCTCCGTCAAACACGCTCAAACAATATCTTATTGACATCAGAGGCAATTCTCAAAAAGTGATCCCCGAGGAAGGCAAAGGGAGTATCGGCGGGGTAACAGTCACGATACAGGATTACAACGATGAGATAACCGCCCTGCTTGCAACAGACAACTATTTTTTTCATCGGCGAAAAACCACCATTAAGGCCGGATATTTGGGCATGGCCGAGGCCGATATGCTCGACGTTTCGGTCGGTTGGGTGACCGGGCTCAAACTCTCCAAAGACGGATTGTCTTATATTTTCGATGTAACCGATCCGCAAAAATGGTTACAGCGGAAAATATTCCGGGATGCATCAGACTCCAATGTTGTTACGCTCCAGGGCAATCCGCTTAATATTTATCTTGCTGTGCTTACTTCAACGGGCAACGGCACAAATGGAGATTATGATTATCTTGATGAAACCTGGGGCCTCGGAATTGATGAAAGCAATATCAATGTGACGAATATCGAAATGGTCAGGGACGACTATTTTCCGGGCGATTCGCATTACATGAAATTCCGAATCACCGATAAAATCAAAGCAAAAGATTTCCTTGAAACAGAGATTCTGAAGGTGCTGAACTGCTACCCCACCATAGACGGCGACGGCAAGATAAACATCACACCATTTAAGCCGCCCATAGTCACGTCTAAAACAGTGCAGTCATTTTCAGAAGACAACATAATCGGCACCCCATCATGGGATGCAAACCTGGCGGCGACAATCAACGAAATTGAACTGCATTACAATTACGATCATGTTGATGATGAATTCGATAACGAAGACGATTACATTGACACAATATCTCTTAATAACCGAGGCCCGGGCAAGAAACCCCTTGTCATAAAAACAAAGGGCCTACACACCGCCCTGAGCCCCAGTTCCATATCCGGCCAGCGGGCGGAAGATGTTCTCGAACGCCGGAAAAACAGAGTTTTCGGAAGGTTTGCAACCCCTCCGTCAAAAATAGTTATATCGTGTTTTTTCAGCCGGTGGTTATCCGAAGCCGGAGATATAGTCCCGTTCACCCATTCCAAACTGCCGGATATCGTAACAGGCACAAGAGGATTTACTGCAAAGCGCATGGAGATCATTGACCGGACAATCGATTGGAAAAAAGGCCGGGTAAAAATCACCCTGCTTGATACTGGATTTGACAAGGGCGATTATGTTGCGATTAGAGATGATTCTTTTATCAAAACCACAAACCTTATTATGCCATAAGGAGTAAATATGTCTTTTTTTGATTTATCAGCATTACGAGCAATTCTTACAACCGAAACGGACGCAGACTCGCCCATAAATGAAGAGTTGATGTCCCAAATCAGGGAAAACCTTGAGGCAATCCTAATCCTGCTTGCCAGCACCGGTATAACCGGATCGGCAACATCAGACCCCCCGAACGACACAACCGGCTACCTCACGGATACAGCATCATCTTGGAGCAATGACGATCATAACGGGCGTACACTTCTACTGACTTCTGGCCTTGCAAAAGGCAACATGTACACCATTGACGACACCGACGACGCAAACAATCGGCTTGTCTGTACCGGTGACAATCTTTACGCCGACGGCGTGCGCTCTGGGGATACGTATCTGATTCTGTACGATGTCAAAAACAATGCTGACGGGCACGATCATGACGGGATAAATTCATCGAATGTGGTACTTGCGGATGATTCAGTCGCAAATGTAAAGCTCAAATCAGTTGCCAACACTACCGGAGCGAGCGGATCGTTAAACGCCGAAAGTGGTGTTAATGTTGTGATGCAGGATTATTGTTTTTTCCCGAATACCTACACCTCCAGAAATTATGAGATCCTCATTACCTGCCATAATACAAATACAGCAGATACGACTGCAAGGCTTGGGTTATGGAATTCTGACCAAAGTTTAAGCACGAATTATGCAGTCCGCTGGCGATATATCACGGCATCGGATGAGCCATTTATTTATGCGCTTCGTGACAAGATCA